CCATACATGATGCAAGATAGACCTATTGTTGCTTTCCCTTGGGATATAGTACCTAATCGCTTTTGGGGTAGGGGTGTCTGTGAGAAGGGCTACAACAGCCAGAAAGCACTTGATACTGAGCTTAGAGCACGTATTGATGCATTAGCCTTAACCATTCATCCTATGATGGCTGTGGACGCTTCACGGCTTCCTAGAGGCATGAAACCAGAAGTACGTCCAGGTAAGATGTTCTTAACTAACGGTGACCCTAGAGAGATACTACAACCATTTAATTTTGGTAATGTAGGTCAGGTTACATTTGCACAGGCAGGACAGCTTGAACGTATGGTGCAGCAATCAACAGGTGCTGTAGATAGTACAGGTGTTGCAGGTGGTGTTAACGGAGAAGGTACAGCAGCAGGTATTAGTATGTCTCTTGGTGCTATCATCAAACGACACAAACGTACATTGATTAACTTCCAAGAATTGTTTCTTATACCTATGGTACAGAAGACAGCTTGGCGTTACATGCAATATGCCCCTGACTTATATCCTGCACAGGACTTTAAATTTCTTCCTACTTCTACCTTAGGTATTATTGCTAGAGAGTATGAAGTTACACAGCTTGTACAGTTATTACAAACAACAGGACAAGATTCACCTGTATACCCTATGCTTATTGAAGCTGTTATACAGAACATGAACTTATCTAATCGTGATGAATTAATTAAGCAGCTACAAGAGTCTCAAAAGCCTAATCCAGAACAAGAACAACGTCAACAAATGGCGATGCAAGTTGAAATGGCTAAAGAACAAGCTACAGCAGCAGCCCTTAACGCTCAAGCAGCAGAGGCTAACGCAAGAGCTGAGAAGTATAGAATGGAAGCTTCGTTAGAGCAATATGATAAGGAAACTTCTCGTATTAAAGCAGTAGCAACTAATATTAAAGAGGGTGATGCAGATGATAAGGAGTTTGAACGTAGGTATAGAGTAGCTGAGTTAATGATTAAAGAGAACGCTTCAAAGACTACACCACCTGTACCAACTGAACAGCCTGTAGTGGCTGAACAACTCCCACCACCACCCCCTATGCAAGGAATGTAAAATAAATAAATATAACACTTGACCTTTACTTTGTTTTGTGTTATACTATATGTTATAAAGTTATGCCTAAAGGAGGATAACATGACAAAGAACGAAGAGATTTATTATAATAATTATTTCGATTTATTCCGCAGTGAAGGCTGGGCGCAAATAGTTGACGAACTAAAAGACCGCTTAGAGAGAATTGACATAAATCAACTAGAAAACGAGAAAGACCTGTTTCGTATGAAAGGTGAACTTTCCGTTATTAACATGCTTCTTGGGTTTGAAACTCTTATTGAGAGCTACCACGAAGAAGCAGAAAATTCTAGCAACTCGGAAACACTTTGAAGGGCTTAAAGGATAACGAACTAGAATATAACATTTCCACAATACTTAGGTACGGAGAACAATATGGCACAATTTATAGACGAGCGTGAAGAAGAAATTGAATTAGAAGATGGTGAAGAACTACAGAACTTTGAAGAGTCTGAAGAGCAATCAGAAGACCAACCAGAAGATGCTTTTGTAGAAGATGAACCTGAAGATGATATTCCAGATAAATACCGAAATAAAGACCCTAAAGATATTATTGCTATGCATCAAAATGCTGAAAAGCTATTGGGTAAGCAGTCACAAGAAGTAGGTGAATTACGGAAGGTAGTGGACGATTTTATTCAATCGCAAACCGTCACACAACAAGAACAAAGCCCAGTTAGTACGGACGAAGATGATGATTTAGACTTCTTCGAAAACCCTAAAAGCGCTGTTCAAAAGATGTTAGACAACCATCCATCAGTTAAACAAGCTCAGGATATGGCAGCAAACATTAAGAAACAGGAAACTGTGGCTATGTTGAAAGCTAATTTCCCTAACTACAGCGTTATCATTTCAGACCCTGCCTTTGGCGAATGGGTTGGTAAGAGTAAAGTTCGTTCTGCATTACTACAACAAGCAGACAAGCAATACAATTATGATGCAGCTGAAGAGTTATTTAGTTTATGGGAAGACCGTCAAGGTATGGTTGAACAAGCTGTAAAGTCTGAAAAGACTGCTCGTAAAGCGGCAGTTAAAACAGCATCTACAGGGAGCGCAAAAGGTTCAGGAGAAAGGTCAAGTCGTAAGATTTACAGACGTGCTGACATTATTGAACTCATGCAGAAAGACCCTAACCGTTACGCAGCACTTGCTGAAGAGATTCGACAAGCCTATGCAGATGGTAGAGTTAAGTAAACACACATTATTTTAATTATTAAAGGAAATTTATATTATGGCTAACATGACGCCAACCACAAGTAATACAGTAACTAAAGCAAACGCAGGTAGTAAGTTTATTCCAGAGCTATGGAGTGACGAAGTTGTTGCAGCTTATAAGAATAGTTTAGTTCTAGCTAATCTAGCTAACAAAATGCCTATGAAAGGTAAGAAAGGTGATACTCTACATATCCCTAAACCCACTCGAGGTGCTGCTTCAGCTAAGACAGCTGCTGATACAGTTACCATTCAGCAAACAGTAAACGATGAAGTATTGATTGTTGTTAATCAGCATTTCGAATATTCACGTCTTATTGAAGACATTGTAGAAGTACAAGCAATGGATTCTTTACGTAAGTTCTACACAGACGATGCAGGTTATGCTTTAGGTAAACAAGTTGATACAGCTTTGTTTGGCCTTGGTAAATCTTTAGGTGATGGTAACGGTTCTTCTTGGGTACATTCTGGTTCTTACCAGTTTAACACCAGTACAGGCGCTTCTGAACTTTATGATGCTGATGGTGCTACTGATGTAGGCGGTTTTAATGATAAAGGTTTCCGTGACCTTATTCAGAAGCTTGATGACGCAGATGTACCTATGGATAACCGTTGTTTAGTTATTCCTCCTTCTGCTGTTAATGAGATTCGTGGTATTGTACGCTACAACTCATCAGACTTTGTAGATGGCCGTTCAGTTAACACTGGTAAGATTGGTAGTTTATATGGTATTGACATCTTTGTTTCTACTAACTGTCCTGTCTTGGAAACAGGTGTTAAAGGTGGTTTGTTACTACATAAAGATGCTTTTGTTTTTGCAGAGCAGATGGGTGTTCGTTCACAAACTCAATATAAGCAAGAGTTCTTAGCAACCCTTTACACTGCTGACACGTTATACGGTATTAAAGTATTACGTCCAGAAGCAGGTTTTGTAATTGCTTTACCTGCCTAGTTAGTATTATTTTTAAGGGCTTTTCTAGAGAGCCCTTTATAAATAAGTCTTTCAAGGAGCTAGTTAATGCAAAAACAAGTAAGGAAAACCTATGAATGAGTCTAGGTTCGATAGAATAGAAAACAAAATAGACAAGTTAACAGAAGTTGTTTCAGCAGTTGTACGTGTAGAAGAGCAACTACTATCTAATAATAAAAGAGTAGATAGAATAGAACAACGTAGTGATTCAATAGAAGATGAACTAGACCTGTTAAGTAAAACTGTTGCCAATAATTCAGGAACTGTTAGGTTTGCTGATAAACTATTTTGGATAGTATCGGGCGGTGTCATAGGGTTTTTAAGTTGGTTAGCTAGAGCAGGAGTAAATGGGTAATGTTTAAGACAATAAAAAATGCAATAACTAACACAATAGATAAAACAATAAGAAATGCTGTTACTTTGTTATCTCGTTATTTTGTAAACCTCGACCCCATATTAAATTCATATTATGAAATAGCAACGCCCATTACATTTGTCGGTGATTTTGAAATCGAAGCTGAATTTAGTACAACAAATACAAATAATCAAATATTACTAGGGGACAACCATACAACATCAATGTATTTTAATATAGATAGTAATAGTATCAATGTCTATATGGGAGGTGGATATGAACGCTCCTTTGCATTTGGCTCAATAACATTGCATGACGGCAAACTACACAAGGTAAAATATAAATTAACAGGTACATCTTTAGAGGTTTTTTTAGACGGTACTTCTTTAGGTTCTCAAACAGTTACACTTTATACTGGAGCTAATAACTTCAGGATAGGTAGCTCTAATTCCGTGAATCAATGGTTCGACGGCATAATAGCTAACGCTAAATTCACAGACAAATCAGGCGCTAGCGATACTGTGACAACTTTCAAGTTAGATAAAGCGACAGCTAATACAGAATCAAGTATTGAGGGTAACAATTCAGTGACTTACACTAACATCCCGCAATCAGCCCGTGATTTATACACTCTTGATGGCACTACGTGGACAGATGCAGCAGGTAATACAATCGAGGTAGCGCCATGAGTTATTTATATATAGTAATGCAAAAAGATGTTTCAGAGTTTCTTGGAAGTGGCGCAAGCTATGCCAACGATAAGTTATTATTAAAAGGCTTAACATCAGATGAGGCTAATGCATATTTAGGCGAAGTCTACAGAGTTGACGAGCTAATAGATTTATCAATTACCGAATTAACGCAGATAGCCGATGATTTAACAACGGAAAGTGAAGAAGATGGTACTTTAACAGTTTTTAGTAAGCAACAAGGTCAATGGTTATACAACAATCATTCATCATTTAAACCAGAGGAAACAGAGTTATGATTAATTTAGTAAGCGATGCAAGTATATCGAACCAGTCTTTAAAGGAATATCAAGCATTAGTTTCGTTTGTAATTCAACCTTCAGGAGGCTCAATTAAAGCACAAACACTTGTTAATAGTGCATGGGTAACCATTGAGGATTACACAGCTACTGCTTCAATAGACATTTTATTACGTGGTGATACACAATGGCGTTTTAATATTACAGGTTCAGGTAGAGTAGATTACTACTACTACGCAGAATAAGGGGAAAGGTATGCTCTCAGTATTAACAGCTATAGGTGGCTTTGCTTCTCAATGGCTCTCTAATCGTTCTGAAAAGGCTCAAGCAAAGCACACTAGAGACGTTAAGGTTATAGAGCAAACAGGCAACTGGGAAGATATACAAGCTAAGAACTCAGGGGCATCCTGGACAGATGAATGGCTTACTGTATTATTTAGTGTACCATTAATTATGTGCTTTATACCCGATTTAGTGCCTTATGTTGAACTAGGCTTTAAAGCTTTAGAGAAGATGCCTGAATGGTATAGGTATTATTTAGGTGTTATAGTAGCAGCTACTTTTGGTGTTAGACAAGTAATTAACTTTAAGGGGAAGAAATAATGAAATCATATAAAGCGCCTGTAGTAAAAAAGAAAAAGCCTAAGGCTAAACCTAAGACTAAAAAAGTAGGATACTAACTAAATGTTTAATAAACATAGTGATATGATGAGAAGGCATTCAATGGTTAGTGATTTGATGGATGGTAGAACACCTTCTAATTCTAAATCAGCTTTTGAGGCTTTAGCTGATAAAGTAAATGCGCCTAAAACTGCACAGCCTACACAGGTTGGTATGTTTGATCAAGCTATTCCTGAAACTATTGGAAAGCTTTATCCACAAACTGACTTACAGTTAGCTAACATGGATAGAATTGGAGGCTTAGATAAAGTTAGAAAGGCAAACCAAAGTGCTAAAGACACATCCAAGAAGTACGAGTTAGAGAGTGGTCTTGGTTTTGATATGTACGACAAGATAGAAGATGAAGGACTAGCTCAACAGAGAGCAGGGCAAGTAAGTGCTTTTACTAACACTCCTGAATACCGTACAGGTTTAAACAACTATATGGCTGACATGCAAGATTCTACTTTAAGTGAAGATGAACTAAAGATGTATTATGCAAATGCTAATGGTGTTACAGGAAAAGGTTCTACTTTACATTACGATAAAAAGAAAGGTGACTTTAGTTATACAATGCCAAAGTTTGGCCTAGGTGACGCTATAGAGATAGGTACAAAAGGGCTACTTACTTTTGCAGTTGGTGGTGCATTAACTCCTATGTTTGCAGCGGCAGGTTTAGGTACTACTGCAGCAGCCTCTACAGGTAAAGCAGTTGCTAGTGGTCTTTCATCAGCTTTGCAGGGTGGTGACATAAAAAGCATAGCAACCTCAGCAATCTTTGCAGGTGCTACAGAATATGCTTCAAGTATTTCAAAAGTTGCTACAAATGCCATGGATTCAGCATTAGCGGAAGGTGTTAATGTTACTAAAGAGACTCTTGCTTCAGCGGCCTCTTTAGCTGATAAGGCTAAGATAGCTTCCAATGTAAGTAATGCTTTAAAGGTTGTGAAGGCTGTAGATAATAAAGATATACTTTCTGGATTAAATGCAGCGTTAGCTCTTGGAGGTTTAGATACTCCTACTGAGTATGCTAGAGACGTAATAGAAAAGACCTTTGGAGGCTCTGAATGGGTTAGTCAAAACTCAGATGCATTAGCTGAAGCTTCTATAAAGTTTGTAGATAAAGTGACGCAAGGAAAGAGTGTAGAAGAAGCTCTTGCAAGTTCTGCTGTTAAATATGCGAAGGAAGGTGGAGGTCTTAGTCAATTAATACCTGAAGGTTTTGATACAGGGGATTTTGAATTAGACTCTGAATTTATAGATACCATACTAGAAGCAGGTAAGAATATAGATAAAGAATATATACAACCTGCTAAAAACACAGTAGTTGAGATAGCTAATCAGACTGGTACTTTTATTAAAGATAATTTACCTGATGTTCCAGATGTAGATTTAAAAGAATTGAAAAAAACATTAAGCGAGATTAATAGAGAAGAGATAAAACCTGTAGTAACTGATGTTAAAAAGTTTTTAAGCGATGTTAATAAAGAAGAAATAAAACCTGTAGTAACTACTGTTAAAGAGTCTTTAAGTGATTTTAATGAAGAAGAAATAAAACCTGTAATAGCTGATGTTAAAGATTTTATTAAAGATATAGACTTACCCGATATAGACTTACCAAATATAGACTTTCCTAGTTTAAACTTTCCAAGCCTTTTAAGTGGTGGTGGTACAGGAATAAGTAGTCCAAATAAAAGGGCAGATTTAGTTAATATAGCTTTGACTGACCCTGAGCTAGTAAAAGGTATGGAATATGATGACCTAAGTAACTACCTAACAAAAGAGAGAACAATATGACATATTTACAATTAGTTAACAAGGTACTAATTAGGTTGAGGGAAGACACTGTTACTTCTGTTAATAGCGATGCTTATTCTTTATTGATTGGCGAGTTTGTAAACGATGCTATAAGACAAGTAGAAGATTCTTGGGATTGGAGTGCTTTACGTTCTACTCTTATTATAACAACACAAGATGATGTTTATAACTATACCTTAACAGGTAGTGGTAATAACAGTAAAGTTTTAAGTGCTATTAATGACACTTCTAATAACTTTATAAACTATCAAACCCAAATATGGTTTAGTAAAGCATTCTTGATTTCAGATATAAATAAAGGTGACCCTAATTCTTATACTTTTGATTCTACTGATGCTAACGGTGATACTCGGATAAAAGTATATCCTGTACCAAACAAAGCTTATTCTTTACACTTTGACATGGTTTTAAGGTCAGATACTGTTAGTACTGATACAGCTATAATTAAACTACCTACTTCTCCTATAATTCATTTAGCACAAGCAATGGCTGTAAGAGAAAGAGGTGAAAGTGGTGCTCAGTCAACAGCAGAGTTATTCTTTACAGCAGACCGTACTTTATCAGATGCTATCGCTTTGGATGCGGCTAAACATCCTGAAGAAACAATATTCACAGTGGGGTAACCATGTCACAACCTTTACAGAACATCACAATCGCTGCTCCCGCCTTTAAAGGGCTGAATACGCAAGATAGTCCCTTATCAGGAGACGCACAGTACGCTGCTGTAGTCGATAACATGGTAATAGATACTTATGGTAGGATAGGAAGCAGAAAGGGCTTAGAAGCTCTTACAAGCTCAAATACGCCTCTTAATGGTACTTCTCCTACAGTTATACACGAACATGAAGATGCTGCAGGAGTTCTTGAAGTATTAACAATAGCAAATAATAAAGTCTTTAAAGGGACTACTACACTTATAGACATTACACCTAGTGGTTATACTATTACTAACGAAAACTATGCTATTACTAATTTTAATGATAAAACATTTCTATTTAATAAAAACGTCCAACCTTTAGTTTTTGATAACACTAACGGTTTAGTTGAAATGGTTGCTACTAGTGGAACAGCCCCTCGAGGTGATATAGCTATAGGAGGCTTTGGTCGCTTATGGGTTAGCGGTGTAACTGGTGCGCCTAACACTGTATATTGGAGTAATTTACTTGTTGGTGAAGCCTGGAGTGGTGGTAGTAGTGGTAGTATTGATTTAGATAAAGTATGGCCTGATGGAAGTGATAAAGTAACAGCCTTAAGAGTGTGGAATGGTTTCCTTATAATCTTTGGTTACAACTCTATAGTCCTTTACCAAGGTGCTGAAGACCCTGCTACTATGTCTTTATCTGACACTATTAATGGTGTAGGTTGTGTAGCTCGTGACACTATCCAAGTAACAGGTACAGATTTAATATTCTTATCTACTCGAGGTTTAATGTCACTAGGACGTGTTATACAAGAAAAGTCAAGCCCTATAAACGATGTTAGTAAGAATGTTAGAGATGATGTGTTAAGTTATTGGAAAAAAGAATTACTACCTGTACGTTCAATTTATAATCCTGTAGATAGTTTTTATTTATTGTCTTTCCCTACTAATAACTTAATATATTGCTTTGATACTAGAGGCTTACTCGAGAATGGAGCTTACCGAGTTACTACTTGGAATGTTACTGATTATTCATGCTTCTGTATAAGACAAGATGATTCTTTGTTAATAGGTAGTAAGTTAGGTATAAATAAATATGAAGGCTACTACGACAACGGACAGTCATACCTGATACGTTATGCAAGTAATCCTCTTTCTTTTGGAGACTTCTCTAAAATTAAGTTTGCTAAAAAAATAACACCCACACTAATTACAACAGGTAACTCAGAAGTTACGGTTAAGTGGTCTTACGATGTTTCTAATGATTATAGAAATCACGTATTTAACATAGGCAATCTTAAAGCTTCTTATTTTAATCAGTCTTTATTCTATAGCACACAAGCAACAACAGTAGATTATGGAGGCTTTAGTGCAGGAGCTAGCCAAGTATCAATTAAACGTATAAATGCCACAGGCTCAGGCAATCTTTTAACAATAGGCTTAGACTCTACTGTTAATGGTTCTTCTGTTTCTATTCAAGAATTTAACATACAAGCAACAATAGGACGTATATATTAATGCCTACTTATAACATAACAACTAACTTTGGTACTAAAGATAACCTAGCTCAAAACGACCCTGATCGTGTTATTAAAGGGAGTGAGTTCGGTGTAGAGTTTACTAACATAAAAACAGCTGTAGACGGCTTAAACACTGATCAAACTACCAACACAACCAATATAGCAACCAATGCAACTAATGTAGCAACTAATGCAACTGATA